TCACGGGTCAGGGCAATGACCGATTCAGACCAATACGCGTTTTTCCCAATTCGCGTGATGATACGATCGGAGATGTCACTACGGAGGAAATCCGTAGCGGACTTGTAGTCACCGGAAACATAAAAGTTCCTGGACCTATCGTAACCCTCACATACACAAGAGTGTATGGGACAGTCACAGAGAGGTTTAAGAATACTTTCAAGGTAATCCGTGCCTACAGGCTCTCCGATGAGTCGGAAATTTGGATGATTACGGAGATGAGAGTGAATAGCTTTCTGGACATACCGACACAAATAGTATCGGAAAGGTGGACCTGAGGTGATCACCCGGACCTTAAAAGGCTCAGGTAACCCAACGGGCCGCACCATGTTGTCCAGATCACTCTGGTCGACAAAGGGAGCAGAAAGAAACTCCTCAAACATCTCGGTCGTCCTCTTCGAAAGTAGGGGAGGGGAGATGGAGAAGATATCATCTTCATCAAAACCAGTTTCACAATCAGAATAATTTCTTTGACCCTCAGACCCAATCCAATGTTTTTTTACCAAACCGAAGGCCCCTCCCTCCTTCCTCCTCGCGGAGAAATGCCCAGCATTTGAGGGCAAAAGGAGGGTCTCTGGCTGATACCAGCCAGGGGGGAAACACTCGTCGACAGTCCTGTCACAAATCTCTTGGATTTCCAATTCCAAGGAGCTGCCCAGCTCGGAAAATTCCTTATGGGTGCTCGTAAGATAGCGAAAGGTAGATCGGACGGCGTCACGGACCTTCTTATTCGAAACTCGGGGAAAACCCTTTTTCAGGTTATTAAGTTCCCAGAGGAGACGAATACGGTGTGGTTTCATCCTCATCCTCAACCAGGTTCGGAACGGACCGGAGAGGAGACAGGAGAAATCGGAAAGGGGATGAAGGAAAGAGGGGGTCGGGGGAAGCTCAGTCTGACGGAAGGACTTGGCAAAAATCCAACAAATACGAAACTTAATCAGATCCTCAGAGAGGTCCAACAGGTTCCACAAAGTCAATTTCACTAGGTCGATCAGTAAACTAAGCCGGCAGTCCGTCCATTCTGCCTTCCAGAGACCGAAGTAAGTCAAAAGAACCCGAAGCTGCTCAGCAGCTTTGTTCATTGACTCACAGAGGTCGGGAATCTCCAATTCGTTGTCAGTTGTTTCAACGGATCTCGGACGGAAATCAATCAGGGCGGTACCAAGGATGTCTCTCAGACGATCCTTGGTGTCCCCTGACATATCAAACAGCACAACCTCTATCTTTAAGCCACCTGGCAAGACACTCGTCGACGCACAGGAGGGTAAGGGAATCGGTCGATCAATCGGCCGAGAACCCGGGATAGAGGGGTTCGATTTTAACTCACGAACCACCCAGAGGAGCACTTCGGGAGCCTGGCTCAATAGGCTCTCGATGCACTCGGACACGCCAAGAGATGTACTTAAATTTAC